CTCAAACTATGAAGGTGCTGAATTCGTAATGTGGGACCAGGTTATTCCTTTGGGTGAAGGTGATGTGTTGATATTTCCATCAAACTTCATGTATCCACATTTAGTCAAAGATTGCACCAAAGGCACCCGTTATTCATTCGTATCTTGGGTTTATTAATGACAGACCAAGATGCTGAATTATATTATGGAAAGATGTTAGATTATTTTGGCTATCTTCCAAACTTTGAAAGAGAACCAAGACGATTTGCTTATTATGTTAGGTTATACAAATATCTAAATAGAGAATCAACCACAAGTTGATATTATTAATAACCCAAAAGGTGAATAAAATGTTAGAAAACAAAAAAGAAGATGTTAAAGATTTAGCAACTGAAGCTGCTGTATTGAGTTTAGTGCCAGAAGACATGCCTCCATGTAAAGACCAAGACAAGGCTTGCACAAAGAGATGGCTTGAATCAATATCAGATTGCGCTTAAAATAAACTTTATATAATGAATTTGTGATGAATATATTACCTGAAGTTAAACAAACCATAGACAATATCAAAAACTCAAATTACTTTTGGGTTGATTTGCCTATGACCATTTCTATCAAATATCTCAAACGAATACCCTTTACAGTAGCCATTGGTTCCAATGAGCTACTTGCCTATGTGTTAGCACTCAATGAAAATGAGGCCTATGAAAAAGTATATGATTACCTCAATTCAGTAGATGATTCTGATATAATTCCGTAAACAATATAAAAGAAAACCTAATATTATGATAAACATAAAACAAATGAAACCAGCAAGTAATATGATAACGATTGTTGAACCAGAAATCTCTGGTATTTTCCCAACACCGGTTTATGTTTCGCACATGGATAGACCATTTACACCTTCAGAAATGGAAATATTCCAAAATGCTGAAAAGAAAACTGTGTCAAATGCTGGCAACATTACAAGTGCCAATAATTATATTCTTAATGAGCCTGGTTTAGAAAATCTTCGTAATATTCTTACAGCACATGTAACAGAATTCGTTAAAAGAATTTATGTACCAAAACATGAGATGGTGCCATATATTACACAATCATGGACAAATTATACTAAAGAAAAAGAATGGCATCATAGCCATGAACATCCAAATAGTTTTGTTTCTGGTGTATTATACATCAATGCAAATGATGAATATGACAAAATTACATTTCAGAAAAAAGGCTATCAACAAATTAAACCCGTTTCAAGTGAGTTTAATTGGTATAATTCAGAGTCGTGGTTCTATACTGTTAGAACGGGTATGATTATAATGTTTCCATCAAGTACCACACACATGGTTGAAAACAAAGGTGGCGATAACACACGAATTTCATTGGCCTTTAATACTTTTTTCAAAGGCACCATGGGTGAAAACTCATCATTAACTGAATTAATTTTATAAGGATATATAATGCAATTACTTGAAGAAGATAGAAAGAAATTACATAATGCTTTAGTTGAGGCTAGCAATTCACTCACACGCATTGATGCTGAAAGAGATTTAATTAAAAACATCATCAATGATACAAACAAGAACTTTCAAATTCCAAAGAAAACAATTAAGAAATTGATTCGTGTTTATCATAAACAAAACTTCTCCGAAGAAGTGACTACACACGAAGAATTTGAAACCCTTTACGAGACCGTAACTAAAACAAACTAATGGTTATTACATGGGTATTAGTTGTGGTGTTAAATCACCAAATACTATACACCGAAGAATTTGATAGTTTTGAAGGGTGTCAAAAGCAATCACACTCAAAACTTACAGATATGAATAACCGAAAAGTTTATGCTGATGAATTCTATTTCAAACAATTCAATAAGCCTTTATTGATACATAATTTATATTTTGCTATTGTAAATGCTTTTGCAACCTATATTTGGATGGTTCAATGACACCATCACAAAGAGCATTATATAAGGCGATTTCATATCGTATTGTTGTTTTAGCTGCAACAATACCTTGGGTTGGGTTTCATACAGCTATATGGTTATCCATAATGATGACAGTTTTATATTATATACACGAAAAGATTTGGCATAAAATTAAATAGGGAGATAATTATGAAGGTAGTGAAAGTATTATTAGCAACAGCGTTATTCTTTGGTTTGGTCGCAGTTATTCCGTTTGGTATTATTTGGTCATTAAACACTCTATTCTATACTGAAATTCCATACACTTGGCAGGCTTGGGCTGCTACAACGATTCTATCAACAATCGTATATGGCTCATCAGCTGCAAGTAATTATTCAAAGAAGAAAAAACAAAGAACCAGTTGGGGGTATTATGCCTAAAAACGAAATGCTAGGTCACCTAATTCATTCAAAACCAAACTCAAATCAGTTTGATGAAATGAATGTTCGTAAAGAATTTCTACGATTAATTAATGATTTCAAAGCTGATATGAATGGCGCAATCAATACCATATCTGATAGTAATGTTCGTAGTACCTTATCAGGTATATTTGGTAATCACATCGTTAAATTAGAAAACAAAATCTATTCATTGGAAGAAGAAATTAAATGATTCTTGAAGCAGCAACGGTTGGTATGATGTATATGGCTGATGCCACACCGACCAAGTCACCAGCTGATTTTCTAAACCCAATATCTATTGCTGTATCTGTTGCTGAAAAAGTATCTAATCATGTTGAAGAAAAAAATCAGCCAAAAGCTAAAACAGCTTTACCGCAAGAAAAGATAGATAAGTTTGAGGTTATGGCAAAAGAAGATTTTATTAAGGATGACCCATATAAAGATATGTGGAATAAAGATTGGATAAGGAAATAATATGTCATATGCAGATATGCTCAAAGATTTATTAGCAAAGAAAAACGAAAAGAACAATCAAGGCAAGAAAAAGAATGACCTGGATACAGGTAAGGGTCAAGTAAAAGACCAAGTCACTTCACACAAACCAGCCAAGAAATCAGCTGGTCGTGGTAGATAGTTGCCTCAATTATTTAATAATTATGATAGGATAGCAATATGATTAAAATAGATATGAAGATTACCCGTGAATGGAATGTCCAAGAGTGGAAGAGTTATTGGTTCAAAAGCTTCAAATGTTTTAATGTGCAAATAGTCAAAGATACCACACAATGGGTTCGTTTCCATGTGGCCTATCGTTTTAATACTTTCATTTTGAATGTTAACCTACTTGGCTATGAATTTGACCTATACATATGATAAACAATTGGTTTCCACCTGATGACGATGAACCGCCATTCTTAATGCCTGGTGAATTAGACCGCATGAAGCAAGAAGCTCGTGCTAAAATGCGTGGTCGCTCTGGTCAATCACTTGAAGATGCCATTAAAGACGCTATGGCACAACCACCAGTTCCAATTATATTGAAAGACCCAACCAAAGAGTGAGAATATATTTAAGAGGATTACCAGTAGAAGACGAATTAAGAAATAAACCATTGGTTGGTTCATTCTATCATGCTAAAAATGGTAAGTTTTCCCGTGAAGTATTTCCAACCTATGGTATTGCTAAGAAATGTTATAATGACCTTGGTGAAGCATGGATAGATAACGAAGAATTTTATTTTGAGGTCAATGAATAATGTTTATGTTTGATGTAGAAACTCTTGGTAAAGAATCTAATTCTGTCATTCTATCCATGGCCTGTATTCATTTTGATCCTGACAGTAAACCAACACCACAACAATTAAGAGATAATACTTTTTTCTGTAAGTTTGATGCTTCAGACCAAATCAAAAGGCTACATCGCACCGTTGGTCGCACCACTATGGATTGGTGGGCAAAACAATGTGATAATGTCAAGGCTAAATCATTTAGGCCAAATGTTGCGATTGATGAACGGTTTGAAGACGGCTACGAAAGAATGAGGCGCTGGGCTAAAAGTAAAAATGAACCTGATTCTTATGTATGGGCTCGTGGTAATTTAGACCAATTAGTCCTTGATTCTATGGAAGAACAATTACAAATAGAACCTATCTTTCCATTCAAAAGATGGCGAGATGTTCGTACCGCAGTAGATTTTCTCACAGGCACCACCAATGGGTATTGTAAAGTGAATTATCCTGGTTTTGACCCTTATTTACATATTACAAAACACAACCCAATTGATGACTGTGTGCTTGATGTCATGCAATTAATATATGGAGTAAAAGAATAATGTATGAACTATTTTATAATACACTAGAATTTTTAATTAACAAAACTGAACCGATTAATCAAACCTATGTAAAGTATGTACCTAAAATCATACGATTCATTCTATGGCCATTGACCCAAGTTATTTTAGGTTTGACCGTGACGATTGCGGTTGTGATTGCGGCCATATATAAATTAATACAAACTATTAAGAAGGTCTATGACAAGTATGAGTGATTGTTCTTATTGTAAAGCAATCAAATGATACAAGTTTATGACCATTTTTTAAGTAAAGAAGACGAAGATTTTATTGAAAATCATGTCACGAGTGGTTATTTTCCTTGGTATCTTAAAAATGAAACAGTTAGGCCTGATAATCGGTTTGTGAGTGATACTAGGTTTGTAGATTTTCCTTGGCTATCACATGAAACGCATATTGATGGAAAAGAAAATTCATCTTACCTGGAGATACCAAATAGAATTATTGAAGTCCTCAATAGTAAATTTAACATCATATACAAAGAAATTAGGCAATCACGATTGAATTTAGTATTCAAAAGTAATGACGATAGAAAAAGTCCACCTCATTGTGATTTTTATGATGACAATATAGATACGATGATATATTATGTCAATGATTCGGATGGAAACACCATGTTTTATGCTGATGAAAATGCTAATACGATATTGCAAGAAGTTGAACCAAAGAAAGGCCGCATAGTTATTTTTTCAAGTAAAACACTACATGCAGCCACTAGACCAAAAGAAAATCATACAAGAATAGTTATTAATTTTAACATGGTAAAATAAAATGAAAAATTGCCTACACCGTGAAATCGTAACCATCTATAAAACCTATAACGGACACACCCACATATCATGGAAGTGCCGTGCTTGTAATAAAGAATTTATACCAAAAGGGAGTTATCAATGAGTAAAAAAGTATTAAGGTTCACCGCCTCATGGTGCCAACCATGTAAGATGTTAGCTCCAACACTTGTTATGCTTCAGAATGATACAGAGGTTAAAAGAATCACAGGTGTCCAAACCGAAGGGTTCCTCAAAGACTGGTTAGTATGAAAATTTATATAAACAGACCTAAAAACAATTGGTTATCACCATACACCATCATGGAAAAGGTGATATTTTGGCGTGAGATTGACTATGATGAACCATTAGTCCAAAACATTCTCAAATATACCAAACTAGGTTGGTTTTGTGATAAACTTCATACCATTCGTAGCTTTATTAATCGTGATATAAAATACATTCAGATTGATCCATGGGATGCCTGGTCAATTGAACACACCTTATCACCGATTATTCTACCTTTACTTCAAGAGCTCAAAAGAGTGAAGCATGGTGCACCGTTTATTGCTGATGAAGATGTACCAAAGAATTTAAGAGTTGGCGCCAAAGGAACAGGCAATTCAGATGTTCATAAGCTATTTGAAGATAACGACAACACCTTCTTTGAGCGTTATGATTATATTTTAGATGAAATGATATGGACATTCCAAACATTATCTATGGATGACCATGAAGGTCAATTCTATACGCATATGACCAAAACCATTGATTGGGATAAAGACATCAATAAGTCCATTCGGAACATTAAAGTAGACCGTAAAGGGTTAAAGGCTCATAATGCTCGTATTCAAAACGGGTTAAGATTATTTGGTAAATATTACCGTAGCCTCTGGGATTAGAATGTTAAAAGATGAAATTGAAGAATGTCTATTACAAAA